TCAAATCGTCGGCGGTCGCATCTATCAGATCGAAGCACCGCAGGGTGTGGCCTTGCCTTGCCTTGTGTTCAGCATCAGCGGCAACGACACCCAGATCTTCATGGGCACGGTTGTCAAGTGCAGGCAGGAGATGACCGCGACCTTCGTCTTCTTCTTCAAGCCTGACTCAGCCGCCGCCGTTGCTACCGCGATGACTGCTGAGGCTGCGCTCTTCACGCTCCTGAACCGAGCGTCGCTGACCCCGTCGGATGCGTCATATACTTCCATCGACTCGTATGTCTTGACACGCGGCGTGCCTGACATTGGCGAGGACTTCATCACGGTCGAAACCACCTACCGCATCATCGCAATAAAGGACACATAAACATGGCAGCAATCAGCGGCGCAAACGGTAATGTCTCATTCGCAGGCGCGGTCGGACTCATCAAGTCGTGGACCGCAAATGTCGCCCCGTCAGAGATTGACATCAGTTCGTTCGGCAGCGTCGGCAAGCGACGGCTGCACGGCATCCTCGACATCACGGGGACGATCGTGGCGACGATGGACAACGGCAGCAACCCGTTAGACTCGTCTGCATGGTTCGTGCAGAGTGCCACAGGAGCCACCGCGACACTGACAGCGGAGTCGGGCAACACGCTCGCGTTCAACGCGCTGATCCGCTCGGCTGATATCTCGGTCGATGTCAACGGCGAGGCGACGGTGACCTTCAACTACCAACTCAGCGCACCTGCTGCAGCCACTGCATACAGCGCAATCGTCACGACCGCTTGGGCATGATTGAGTTCTTTGCAAAGCGAGAGACTCCCGACGACTGGCGCGTGGAGTGGGTCAAGGGCGGAGAATCGGACGGTCGATGGGTGCAGGGCAACATCACGCGGCAGGCGGCGATCGAGGCGGCACTGCGAGCGGCGAGCATCTTTGACAAGAGCGCGGTCTCCTGCGTTACTATCCGCAGACGCAAGGAGATCACGAGATGGACAAAGCCCACAAGACGCGCATGGTGAAGATCGGGCGGCACACGCTGTCGCTGCTATCGGCTCGGGACTTCATGGAGATCGGCGAGGCGCGATGGCACTCGATCTCGCAGCGCACTCTAGAGATGCTGACCGACTCACGAGCCGAGCCTGCACAGCGGGTCGAGCAGATGAAGGCAGTCTACGACCTGCGCGACCGCACGACGACACTTGCGCTGCAGCACGCGGCAACGATCGAGGGCGCGTTCGATGTCATCGAGCACGCATGCCAGAAGGTCAAGATCGACCCGAGCGAGGACTTGGCAGCGATGCAGCCCGAGGCCGTGATCCGTGCCGCGCTCGCACTCCTGTCGGTCGATGTGGACGAGGAGACCGACTCGGGAAAAGGGTGAAGGCGACGGGCGACACGGACTGGTACGCGCTCGCCGCCTTCATCTGCAAGTACGCGCCGGGCTTTGGCGACCCGCTCGACATGCCGCTCGACCGACTGATCGCCACAGCCGATGCTGTGTCTGCAATGGTGAAGCGGGAGTCGGACGCAATGAACGGGCGCATAGGATAAAGCGATGGCAGAAGCCAACCCCATGATCGAGATCGGTGTCAGTGCAAACATCGACAAACTCAAAGACGCACTGCAGAAGGCGGAACAGAAGGTCGAGACCACGACTCAGAAGATGGCCAAGCAAGCGGAGGCCGCTGCCGCGAAACTCGAGGCCAAACTTGCGGCACAGGCTGCGGCGATCACAAAGACAGCCACAAAGCGGATTCTGTCCCTCGAAGATCAACTGGACGACGCGAAAGAGCAGATCGCAAAGCAGGCAGCGCAGTATGGTCAGAAGATCGCATCAGCGGCTTCACGGAGCAAGATCGAGATTGCTGCGCTCAAAGAGGAGATAGACAAGTTCCGCATCGTCAATGAAGCGTTCCGAACGGACGCAGCGAAGCCGATCCCGTCTGTGGTCCAGAGCGGACAGAAGCCTGCCGAAGATGCAGGATCATCGGCGGCTCAGGGCTATCTCAGACAGTTCAACGGAGTGTTGAGGGCAGCCGGGCCTGCGGCGATTGCTCGCGGATTGACTGAGGGATTCAGTCAGGCAGCACTTGAAATATCAAGGGGTGAAGGCGCAGACGTTGTGGCGAACTCTTTTGTCGATTCTCTGTCGAAGAGTCTCAAATCGGTGCCGATTGCAGGCACGCTTGGTCAAGCGATCGAGGACTTGGTGTATGGGGACAGGGCGAGGCAGGAAATCTTGGACAAGCAGCAGGCAGATACTGCAAGGATTGCAGACGAAGCGATTGCCACTCGTGAGCGTCAACAGCAGAGACTGCAGCGGCTTGCAGAACTGCGAGCACGCACGATGACAATGCAGGAGGACCGAGCGACTGGGACGGATGAGATAGCACGCATGAGACTTGAAGCCACGAGGCAGCAAAGACAGAACGACGAACAAATCAGGATCAAGCAGGAGCAGATCAAGCGGCAGGAAGACTTGATGTTCAGCGGTCAGCCTGTGGCCAAAGCAGCGATCCTCGATGAGATTGCACTACTGAAAAAGGAGCAGCAAGCCTACAGGGAACTGAACGAGGAAATACAAGCAGGACTCAACAGCAGGATACAAGAGATCGCGCACGCGGATAAGGCAGCGCAGATGGTCGAAGAGAAGAAGAAGAAAGAACACGAAGCAGCCGAAGCAGCCAAGGCTGCAGAGCAGGCAGCAAGATCAAAGCGAGAAGCCGACATCAAGGCAGTGCAGCAGACGGGTAAGGCACGCGAGGACGCAATCGCGGCCCAGATCGCCGCGCTGCAGGGACAATCGCCAGCCGCACGCGCCGCCTCGATCGGCGCACTGACGCAGCAGTTCGCAGGCAACATGGGCGGCAACATCCAGACCGCGCTCGGTACATTCCGAGGCGGCGGCGCAGCGGTCGCCGATCGAGCGTTCCAGGAGGCGAAAGCGCAGACTGAGAAGCAGGAGAAGATCGTGAAACTGCAGGAGGAGATGAAGCGGCTCCACGAGGAGACGAACCGCAAGATCGACGCGATGAAGGGACCAGCCTAATGCCAGCCACAGCGATCGAACTGCAGTCGAGCAGGCAGTACAACCATAACAAGGGCAAGCCCACGGCTGTCCGCGAGTTCATCGTCATCGACGCAGCGAGCGAAGCGGATGTGCTCGCGCTGTTCGGCAGCACACTGCCACAAAAGAACGACCTCTACCCGAACACGAGTGCGTTCATCTATGACCTCGTGGCTCGTGACTTTTCGATCCAGAAGGTGCCCGAGCACCCGCAGGCGTTCCGCATCTCGTTCACCTACGAGCCACAGGGCAACCTCGTCCCGACGGATGTCAACCCGTTCTCAACCGGCAAGGAACCGGGCGAGGTGGGATACCGAACAGCGCAGGCGAGTACGCGGGCTGAGTTTGTCGATCTTTGGCGCAGCGTGCCATACTCAACGATCAACACATACGAGGCGCAGGGCAGCATGGACAGCGACACCGACATCGGCGGCATTGCACTCGATCAGCGCGGCATACCAGTCTCATCTATTGAGATCAAGCAGGAGATCAGCATCACGGTCGTCGATCAGACACTCCCGAATCCTGCACTTATACGCGACGCGCTCGGCAAACGAAACTCCGTAGTGTTCCTCGGATACGACGACGGGCATGTACTTTTCACAGGCTTCGATGGGTCGATTCAGCCTGAGACGGGCAATACGCAGTGCACCTTCAAGTTCTTGTTTTCATCGTTCGCGCATCTCGTGCAGATACCGCAGCGCACATCCCTCGGTGATGTCGTGACGAGCAACGACTCAGCCAGCGCATACTATGGCAAGGCGTTCAAGGTCTATTTGCAGCAGCCTTTCCGATTCGCTTTTGACTTCAACTCACTCTCGCCGCACTTCTCAGGACTCTAAAAATGGCTGACGAAATAAGACTGTCCCTCAATGTGGAGATCACGAAGCAAGACCTCAAACTGTTCTTCCGTCCCGGCACGGTTACTCCCGACCTTAGCAGCAATGTGCATGACTCGATCACCCCGACATGCACAGGCACAGCCACCGCCTCCATCTATACGGTGGCAAACGCTGCGAGCAACGGGTACGCATTCTTCCAGAACCTCATGACGACCACAACGCTGACGAGCGACAATGTCATTTTCGGTGTCGGGTCCACCGCTTTCATGCGACTGCGACCCGGCGATGTGGCTGCTATGCGGCTTGGGACTAATCCGACCAGCATCTCAGTCGCCACGGGTGCAACGGGTGAGACGGTCTCCTATCAGGCAATGTTCCTTTCGCCGTGAGCCTTCCGCGATTCATCACAGGCCGATACGGGAAGATCACCGCTGCTCACCTGAACGACACGTTCGAGGCGGTCGAGCGTGTGCAGAACACCCCGATCGGGCAGAAGTCGATGCTGCCGCGTGGCGGCACAATCCTCGCACGCATCCGCGCTCTCACGACCGACGCAGTGCAGGGAGTGGCTCAGGACACTGATGTCGGCATCAGTGGGGCAACGGCTCGGACCTGTTGGATGTATGACTGGGAAGAAGTGCAGTTCGGTGTCGCGGACTTCGAGCCGACACCGGGAGTTGGCAGCACATTCTCACACACTGGACCAGATCAGGTAGCAGGCGGCACGGAGGGTGAACTGGAAAATGATACGACCTATGTGCCTTGCATCGACTTCTCGCCTCAGCCGAGGCTGATCGCTGGCGATCTCGTGCTACTGCAACCGATGCAGGTGCGCGTCGGGAGTAAATATGTGTCTATGCTCGCGTGCGTCCTGCTTGAGCCGACAACATTCCTCGCTCGTCTGACTGGATATGAGGCGGTCGAAGGCGTGTATCGTTTTGTTGCCGTCACCGCTCAAATCTCGCACATTCTGGCTGCTTCGACTTTGCGTCCCGCCGTGAACCTGTACGAGATCAATGCGCTGCGCTCGCGCTCATCCTCGTACGCGAATGTACTCACGATGACCGAGGGAGGCATCATCACGACATTCGCGGGCAGCGATGATTGGGGGCACGGCCAATCCTTGAACGAGGACAACACTGCAAACGCAATCGTCACGAAACTACCTCTGCCTGTTGGTGCAGCAGGCACTGGTACACTGGTCGTCATGCACCGCGCCGTCATCGAATACGACACCGGAACCCCACGAGGAGCGGACACCGCGTACTTCTGCTTCTACGCTGTTTCGCCCGTCGAAGCGGAGTGCAAGGGAGGAGAATAGATGCCAATTTTGCCGGGCATGTTGAATCCCGGATGCTGTTGCATCGGACCAGAATTTGACTGCAAGGATAGAGATGGAATTAGGGACGACATCCTTGCATTCCCACTTGAAGACTACACGGCAGACTTCTCGGGCAGTGCTCTCATGTACGCCGTTCAGGAGTCATCCGACGGTGAGTTTTTGAGTTGTAATGAGTACATTCCTAACCCGAAATGTTGGTCCTTCGACTGTTGCATTGCGTGCGGCGGGAACCTTGACACATGCACGCAGTTCAACTGCTATCAACATGAGACACTAAACAAACGCACCTGCTTCAATGTCTCCAACGGAGTTGTAGCCTCACGACAGTTCAGATTCGGTAACTCCCTTTTCAGTGAATGCACCTGTATCGGCCCTCCCAGTCCGTGCACCACTTGCACTGGCTTCACTGGATGCTCGTTCACTAGCAACGGTCTTGACTCGCTCACCCAACCAGCCGGGTACATGTGTTTTGGTGCCCAAGTAAGTGAAATCCCGTGCGGGCCACCAACAGCATTCGGATCGGTGGTCTACGACCTTGGATTCAAGCGAGAAGTTGTGACAGTTGGAACTACCACTACAACGATTCAGAAGCGTTTGCGACTCGTATCGTTTCAGCGGAGTGTAGTTGGAGGCGATCCTACTTGCCACCTTTATCTAAAATTAGATTTTTGCCTAACAAGTAGAAGACCGTTCTCCTCAAATACCGCATACGT